CAATGGTAGAGTTCGAGCATCAAATGAAAAGTTTGTAGAAAGGTCAGTCGTTTACTTCTTTGAGAAACTATCTAAGAAGTATACTAAAAAAGAATTAGAATCATACTTTGTATCTAATTTCTTATCTAACTCCAACCTATGGGTAGGAGAAATGAATGATAAGAACTTCCTTGATTGGAAGAAAAAGATACAGAGTATTTCTTATTTGTATGAGAATGATTTAAAAACTATTGTTGATAGGTGTGGTAGTTTAAATAATGCAATGAAGTGTAAGAATTTCTCACACTCTACAGTAATTAAACTATACCTTGGTGATCACATCATGCCAGAAACTATGGTATTGTTAAATAGGGTAACAGGTTTCATAGAAAGATATGATACACTACTCAGTGATTCTATCTGGAAAAATGTATCAAACCTCTTGCAAAAATATGATCCATTTGTTATAGTGGATTACGATAAGATTAAATCTATTACAATAGGAAATTTATGAGCAAGTTATTCGACTCGGAAATAGTCCAAAAAGAAATAGAAGAAATGATGGCAACCTATATGGATGTGATGATGAAAGTTCCATACTTTACTAGGATGAATGAAGAGCAAAGACAAGACGTAATAGATGATCTGGAGACATTAGTGAACAAACAAGAGACCCTATATAGTAGGGCATACCTTATGAATGATGAAGACAGTGAACTTGTTAAAGAGAACTTTAGAAATGCTGCCAAGGAGTTAGGTGTACCAGAGCATCTGGTGGGTCTACCTGTTTTTAAAGAAGCGAGAAAGGCATTGCAATCTATGAGAGATAACCTTGACAAACTCTTATAAACACTGTATAATATATACAATCCTAACAATACAAAAATACGGAGAATACATATGTCATTTGCTGCATTAAAAAAGCAAGGTTCACTACTTGATAAACTCAATAGTGAAATTAATAAGACCGAAGTAACTTCTGGTTTTATAGATGATCGTCTTTGGAAACCCCAGATGGGTAAGGACGGTATCGGTAGTGCTATCATCAGGTTTCTACCACCTGCTAAAGGTAACGAATTACCTTGGGCAAAGGTATGGAGTCATGCATTCCAAGGACCAGGTGGATGGTACATTGAGAACTCTTTAACTACAATAGGACAGAATGATCCTGTTGGAGAAGTTAATAGAACTCTATGGAACAGTGGGTTAGATTCGGACAAAGAAATAGCAAGGAAGCAGAAGAGAAAACTCTCTTACTATAGTAACATATATGTTATTAAGGATCCTGCTTCACCAGAAAATGAAGGTAAGCAATTCCTTTACAAGTATGGTAAGAAGATTCACGATAAAATAATTGCTGTAATGCAACCAGAATTTGATGGTGAAGAAGCAATCAATCCATTTGATTTCTGGCAAGGTGCTGACTTCAACCTAAGAATTAAAAAGGTTGCAGGTTTTTGGAACTATGATAGTTCTGTCTTTGGTCGTCCATCTACTCTTAGTAGTTTTGATGACGCTAAGTTAGAAGAGATCTATAATGGTCTACATGATCTCAATGAGTTCACTTCTGCTTCTAACTTCAAGACATATGCTGAACTTAAGAAGAGATTAGATACTGTTCTTAAGGGTGGTAGTACTAGTCGTGTAGATGAAGAAGAACTAGAGAATGAGATTGCTGCAAAGTTTGAATCTCAACCAAGTCCTTCAGTTGCATCACCTTCTATAGCAACACCATCATCTGTTAATACTGATGAAGATGCATTTAGTTACTTTGATCAGTTGGCAAACGAACAGTTCTAAATAATACTGAGACCTTTCGTGCGTCTCTACAATCGGAACTTACAAGACCCCTTCGGGGGTCTTTTTTAATGTTAAGTTTTATAACATTATAGATATGTTAGGAGGTAAAGACAAATGTTACGTATCAATGTATCTTTTAATAAACCAGAAGTTCCAGAATTCGACGAAGAAATCCATAATCCAGAGAGGGTCTTTGCTCTCCTGTGTTATCGAGGTGTTCATTATGCTAAGTGGGTACTATTAAATCCATTTGGTCTAGTAGAATGGAATCTAAATAATCCCCGAAAACGAAATTGACCTTTTTGTTTCAAAAAGTGCCGATTAAAAATCTCGGCAATTTTTCGTCAAAAGGGTCGATAGGTATTTATACCTATTATGCTATTCTTCTTTTTTCGTTAATAAATTTGGTACTTGGTTTAAACCTCATTTTCTCTTTAAACATCTGATTGAACTGTGGTATCAATTCTGGTTTTATTAGGTTTATTTCTCTTTTCTTTTCGTTTACGTCAATTTCGTAAGTATAGTTAGTAACACCAGTTCTTGATTGTGCCTTAGTTAAGGTTAATCCCTCAGGAGTAACATATTGGTATGATTCATCAACTTTCATACCACCTGATACTACTATATTACCTTTATATGTCTGTTCTATTGCTTCGTAATGATGAATATCCTCTATATTTTGGTATTTGTAATTAACATACTCATCAAGGGAATGTTTCGATTTTGGCCAATCATTATATAAACTGATCATATTGTTTATTAGCAAAATAGTCCAATCGTAGTTAGGATCGTCATACATTTCATAGGAGATGGTATCTGGTCTATCTCCATCTGCTATAAAATAATCATCAAATACGGTTACACTACCTATTTCGTCATTTACTACTTTAATTCTAGAGAATATATTCTTAATTTCCAACCATTGCCCATCAAAGGGGTTTTGGGTATATTTAAGATATAGTAAGTTTGGTATGTTACTGAAATATGCCATTAGGTTGTAGCTTCCTCTCTTTGTTTTTCTACCCAACCCCAATCTTCTGAGGTAGCAGTATCCTCAACTTCATGAATATCTTGCCTTGTTAGGTTTGTTAGTTCATTAAAGGATAGATTTAAAGAAACTGCTTGTACAAAATTACCACGTGTTAAAGAAAATACATCATGAGGTGTATAATCAACAGTTACATCAGTTAAAGCACAATATTTGGTACTTGGTAAGAATTGCTCCATGAATCTAGAAGGTGACCAATACTTTTGACCTTTAGTTTTACCTGATTGGATTATTCTAAAGATATATGGATATGTTAGGAATAAACTAGTATTTGTTCCAGATCTTTTACTACCAGGATGCATTGCCATTTTAAAGAATTTGATTATTTTCTTAATATCTTGTTCTTCGTCTTCATTTCTTGCTGCCAGCATATAACTGAATGAAAATGACCTTGGTTTCATTTTAGTAAATGTTTGTAAGGTATTATCATTAAATGTCATTCCAAATGCACCTGCCATTAATGTATCACCACTTATACCATCTGCTTTAGGTGCTTCATTTAATTTATTTGCTATTATCTTATCAAACATATTAGCAGTGACTGATGCACTTGCTGAACCAAGAGCATTACCTGCACCACCTACTCCAGCACCAACAGCACCAAATTGAGTTGCATTCCATTCAGCACCATATTTGTATTCTAGTTTTGGGGGAATATAAAGTTTTACCACACCTTCCATAGTATTAGAAGGTGTATCGGTATCTCTACTCCATTCTCCCGTAGTATCTCCCGTGGCAGTTGTACCAGTATCAACGTTTAAACTTTCTAATTCTAATAATTTATCCCCATTCTTAGTATCAGCTATAGCACCAGAAAGCATATCTCTCATAGATTTTGTATTGAGAGCTTGTGCTTTATTATAATCATATGCATAGAAACTCATGTAGTAACCTGTGTTAACTACTGATCTCGGATACATTAGATTTGGAACTTCTTTAGACATTATTTTTGAACTGATTTGGCACTAATAAATTTATTACGCTTATCATAAAATTGTTCTAATGGCAATGCTGCCATTTCTAACACATCTTCTTCTGGAATTTTAAAGAATAAATTATCTGCTTTCTCCATTATATATCTATGCCATATATAACGAGGTATATTACCACCACTATTTATTAAGGATTCTGCTAAATTTACTCTATTTGCTGGTGGCATATAATGTAGATTAGCACCATAGAACCCATTAGGGGTAGGATCACCTACAAGTACCATTGGATATCTATCCCAATGATCTAATCTTTTAAGGAATTTTTTTTTTTAACAAGTCTTTATAA